TTGGCATATTAGTAGGAATCCTTGTATCCGTCTGCAATAACATCCCATGTCAAACCGCCACCCATTGGTAAATTACCATAACCCATAGTAATAGGCTCAACGTTCATTTTCCTAATAGCTTCTAAGTATTTCATAGCCCTAGTTTTTACTAGAACATTGTTACTTCCCTGCATATCGCAAAGAACTTCAGCAAGGCCCCAGGTCAAATAAGAAGCATATCCAGAAGGAAGCTCTAAGTCTTCGTTTAACGTATAGTCTTTAAGTTTTACGCTATATTGTAACGTATATTCGTAGTTACTGTTAGGAGTTGGAAAGACCTCTATTCTAGAGCTAGGGAAGTCTGGGTAATAAGTATAAGCCTGGGGCAAGGTAGATAGATTTTCTGTCTTGTATGAGTTTTGGTAGTCTACCATTCCAACATTATTCAAAGGCCTAAAGGTATTGCCACCAATAATGAAGCCAAAATTATTTATAGTGTCGGGCCTGCGTATCTGTATATCATCGCTAGGGTCTAAGCCTATTGTATAATCTTTTTGACCTATAACAAAATTACCCTTGTGTAGTTTCTTAGTATAAGGCCAAAGGGAGTCCAAATCTAGGGAATCTATAAGCTGGTTAAATTGGCTAAGTCCTATAGTGATTTCATTAGCTTCGGGAACCTCTATTAGGTCAATCAATCCCGAAACTCTATAGGCTTCTATAATTAAATCTCTAGCAGTAGTAAGAGCCATTTTTTAAGCCTTTGTTTTTTTCTTAGCTTTTGGTTTCTTTAGTAAGTCTTTCCAATCTAGGAAAACTTCATTTTTAATTTTTTTAAGTTCTTCAATGTTAGCAACTGAAATGCTTTTAATTTTAGCAATGTTTTTGCCATCCCAGTTCTGAGCTTTGGGATAGACCATCATAGGAAACTTATTAGCTTCTTTGTACTGTTCTTTTTCGTATTCTATAGTGTTCATTTTATCCCTTTTAAAAAGGAGAGAGAAAATCCCCTCTCCTATATTGTTAATCATCTAAGTTACAGGAACCCAGATTTTTGAAGCGTATTCTGGACGTAGAACCGCAGAAGTAGTAAAGACATCCATACGAGTAATGTCGTCATCTCCTAAGATGTTCCAGCCTTTGTTAATACGCATTGAAATGCCTTCCATTACAGAACGTGCGCCTTTAGCTCCACCCTGGGGTAGTTCTAAGTCAGCAGAAGCAATAGTAAAAGCATTTTTATTATACGCTAAGCTTTGTCTATAAGTAGTGTCAGCTGCACCAGCAATAGTAAAAGCAGCACCATTTTGAGGTAGTGCGTCTACGTTTTGGCGTCCGTCTGTAGCAGAAGCAAAAAGCGGGTTTACTGTAACAGTAGCAGCACCGCCAGCAGTAGCTGTAACAGTTTCTAAAACAGACATTTGACGCAAGCGACCAACGTTGTTTTTAGTTTCTACTTGTACACCATTTACAGCCGCGACTGTGATAACAGTACCAGCAGGGATTACCTGTGCATTACTCAAACCAGCAAGAACAAGAGTGTTACCACCTTCTACAGTAGCAGCAGAAAGAGTACCCGATACAGTACCGCCATTAGTAATAGTGTCGATTCTGTTAGAACGCATCCAAGTGTTACCATTGGCGCGACCTACGAAAGCGTCTTTATACTGTTCAGCGATAGAATCAGCAGCATTAAAAAGGTTAGAGTTAGCATTAATGTAGTCTACTTCGTCAGTGGGGTTAACCATGAAAAAGCGTTCACTAGTTGGACATGTTTGCTCAGTCATGAAAGAGTTAGCACGTAAAACATCCAAAGAGGTTAGGTTAGAAGTAGCAACTACTAAATTATCAACACCTTTGATACAGTTATTGATCTCTTTTTGCTCCATTTTAGACGCGATAATTTTAGCCGCTGGATCTAGTACGCGATCAGCGAACATATCCAAGTCTAAAGACATCTCAGCAGAACCAAATTGGAAAGTAGTATTCAACTGGTCTACGCTTACATCAAATGTAAGGTTTAAGAATTGCTCGATATCGTCTTGAACTACAGCAGTCTTACCAGTATTAACTACAGGCTGTTGTGGTTTACGAATACGGAGGTTAGAACCGATTTTTAAGCCAGATTGTGCAAACTGGTCGTCATATTCTCGGTTTACTGATTTTGCAAAGACTAGTTCATCATGCAATGAAGCTAGGCCACGCGGGGTAATTTTGTCAATGGTAAGTAAGGTATTAGCCATGTTTACTTATTCCTTTTTTTTCTCAAATATTCCTGGTAGTATTGATTTCCATACTTTTCCGAGGAAGTCTTTGAAGCGATTGAATCCAAGTTAATAGGCCCATCACGTAGCACCTGTTTAGGTTTTGGCGCTGGCTTTGG